TTCTTGTCGTGCACGAGTTTCCTTTAGATATTCATCAAATTCGGCTCGTTCAACTTTAAGTTGGCGTGCATCTTCGCTTATTGCTGCTCCTTGACCCAATATTGAACTTGCTTTCTTAGCATCAATCACTACTTCTTTACCATTGCGCATAAACTTGAACTTAGCGTTCGGATTAGTTTCTGCGAATTCAATAAAATCAATTAGTTCATCTGCTGTAGAATCAGTACTACCAGTACTTACCTCTTCAGGGGTATCTGTTTCTTGATTTGCATCATCAATATATTCGTCACTGGTATCAGCAACTTCGGCTTCAGCTTCTTCGCTGGGTGCCACAGGGCTTGATGTTTCTGCCGATTCATCTTGACCTGTTGCGGCAGGTACAGTAGTAGCTTGTTGATTACGTAATGCTTGTGCTTCGGCACGCATTGCGGTCATTTTGGCTGCTATTGAGTCCATACTCGGTACCGCGCTTTGTTCAGTGGCCGCACTTGTAGTGTTAGGGCTGATCGTTTGTTCCATTTAATTTTTCCTTAATTTTGTTCGGGCTCAATTGTTGAGTTACCTACACGATTTTTCAATACAACAGCTCTTTTCAAACTGTTGATAAACTTGTCTATACCTTTGAGCTGATGTGCAATTGCAATCTTCTCGTTATTACTTTCTTCATTATACCCATTGCTATCGATTAACTCATCGGCTAATTCGAATTTAAAATGATGTATAAACATTGCTAAATCACGATTTTTTAATAATGCTTCAGCCTGACTTCCATAATGTCTTACTTGATCTTTTTGACTTGGTGACAAGTTTTTTAGATCATTAAAGTTGTAAGTCAATCTGTTATTAAAAAATTCTACGCTATTCTGTTCTATCATATTCTTTATTTATACTATTATTTTACGAATAAACTTTTGGATGATTCTGAGCCACTGACATATAGTCTAATTGACTTCTTGCATCTTGTCCGTTTATTTCTGCATCGATTTGTTTTGCTCTTGTTTGATTCAATTGAGCAGAACTTAAATCTCTTTGATCTTGTGCACTTGGTTGTTTTTGTTGAGCAGCTTGTTGACCTTGTTTAATCATTTGTGCAACTTCATCATCAGTTGGTAAGTAAACATCACAGTCTTTGATACCAAGTACATACAATGTATCTGCAAATGGTTTCTTAATTTTCTTGTAATAGCTAGGTGTCAATATACCTTGTGCAACAAAATTAGAAACTGTAGCTGCTAAATCATTTTGGCATTTCTGTATGATTTGCAAGCGACCTAATGCATTTTCTTCACTGTTCATACCTAAAGCCAATTCAGTATGAATTTGTTTTCTATCACAGAAATTCATATCGTCCCAAGCTTGATAATCTAAGAACACAGCTTTTTTATCTGGGTGACTTTGTTGTGCTAATTTTTTAACGCCATAATCATCACCATATTGAATCAATGTACGCCATACTAACCATAATGCTTCTTTCAATCCTTCAGCCGCATTGCGAACTGTATTGTCTTGAATGATTTGGTTTGGTGATAATGCCATTTGTAATTTGACACCTGAATTTCCAGGTGCCATTACTTCTGGATTAAACACATCTTGTGGAGTGGTCATTCCAACCATTGCCATTGTATCCTGTTGGATACGATTCATTGCAACTTCTAAGAATTGCAAATTGCCGCTTGGAGGAGGCATCTGGTAGATATCCTTTGCAGGGTCGAATTTGCTATCTAAGATGAATATTGCTGCTTCTCCGTCTTGCATCATTTCGAAATCGACACGATCTGGTTTAACACCAATTCTAGGTGTTGCAGTTAATAAGCCTAATTGTATCTCAGCACGTGCGGCGGATGTGTTGTATTCTTGCATAGGTATTACACTTTCAGCAATACTCATACCATAGAAGTTCCCCGGTAGGGGCTTGGGACACATATTAGCAACTGGAATGAATTCAACTTCTTTAGCTGAAATGATATAACTACCTGTATATACAATTTCAATTAATTCCATTTCACCATCACCGTCGATATCAAAACGATTCCAAACTGTAACAACACTTACCATTCTACTATCTGGATCAGCACTTGCTGCACTACTAACAGGAATACCCATAACAGGTACGCTATCACGTGCATGAATAGCTAAGTTATTCAATACTGAACCTGCTTGATAAGCACCATTCATATTATACTGAGCATGAACTTCAATCTCAGCTAGATCAACGCCAGGATACAATTCACATACTTCTTGAATTGTCATTGGATCATAGAATCCGCAGAATGGTTGATCTTTCATTTCGGGAACTGTTGGATCACAAATCCAATAGTGTTGTGCTATGGGATGAAACTTAATGTTCAATCCATAACCTGTTAATTTGTATTTTGCTCTATAAGTTGTATTGCGATTAACTGCTGAATCTAATATATCTTGTTCATCTTGTTGCAAAGATCCTTGTAGACCTTCTAGATTGGGTGCCATACCTTCAATTGGATTTTCATCACCTTCTTGTAATTTACTAATGTAATCATTGATAATATTACCGGCATGATGTTGATTCATTTGACTTAATTGTTGTTGCACTTCTTGTGTAACTTTTTGTATGTCAACATGAATACGTCTACGACTTTGACGTAATGCGGTTAGACCACCCTCAGACGCTTGTTGTTCAAAAGCTTTTAGTTGGTCTAATGTTCCTTCAGTTTCAACATAACGTGTGATTTGTTCACGCACTGGTTTAATCATCATCATACCATTTTTGTGCATGTTAGCATCCATAACCCAACGCTCTAAAATAAAGTGTGGATCATTCATTTGGTTAACTATCTTTTTAACCATTTCAGTTGCTTGTCTTGACGCTTCTTCATCATTCTCATCTTGAGCTACAAACTCAAAATTGATCTCACCATTTGGCATAAGACCTTTAGCAATAACAGCAGTAGCATAGTCTACGACAGGCTTAACGCTAGGATGTATGTAATCAATACCATTGACAGGGGCAGTACTATCAGTAACAGCAAGGCACAAGTAGTGGTAGTCAGAGGCCCTATTAACCGCATTTTTAGTCCCCAAATATCTTAGGTAGCTTGCCATCTTGACGTCCATTTGATTCTTTAATTGTACGAATCGTGCGTTAATGGCTTTATTTTTATTGATGTTATCTATCGGTATGTTTTTGATATCCAGCATGTTGGAAAACCCTTGTTTATATGTTATTTATCTTTTTGCGAAGGGGGTTGTTCCTTGGGCTTCTTGCCGAATATGGCGTCCCAGTTATCATTGTATTTTTGTTGATCGGTTGGTCTTCTACTACTTCCTTTACTCATATTTTTCTCCTTAGCTTGGGTCGTATGCCTTTTTCCAGGCGGGTTTATTAAAATCTGTTCTTTGTACATAACGATCACGTTGGGCACGCATGCGTTGCGCAGGTGTTCTGTTATCCCAGGGCTCTGCTATACCATTCAAGCAACCAAGCAATGCATAACGACAACTATCGATGCAATCGTCTGGATCACTGAACCTACCCTTTTCATCTACGAAATAGTTTTGTGCTTCACTTAAAAAGTTTGTGCAATTCTCATTGATCATTAATGATCCAACTTCTAACATTTGTCGCATTTGATTGATACCATATGCTTTATGATTTGTTACACGCCCTTCACTATCAGGTGGATTCATAATTGCTTTTTCATAAACATTTAATTCATAACTTTCAAATAACTCACGTATTGAACTACTACTCATTGTATAACGACCTTGTGTGCTTGCATCAGGAGGTAACACAATGGGTGTACCAAATACTTCTGGTCTCAACAAATGATTAACATATTGTGTTGGTACTGCTTCTTCTACACCTTGAACAACTAATTGTTTATGTAAGTATGCAGTGCGTTCGTAGGGCTCCCAATACATTAAACTGATTACAGTTTTGTCATTGACTAATCCTAAGTCAAGTGCAATGATACGTTGAATGTTTGGCATTTCTGCAAAGTTATGTTCACCAGTCTTATAAGTGGGCCATTGACGAATTTGAAATACTGCACCTTTACCCATGACAGGTTTACCTGCAATACGTGCATCACGTTCATGTGGTAAGTAATCACGTTCTAATTGTCTACGTGTTTCCATTAACAAGAAAGGCATTCCCCATGGGTCGTATTCTGGGCAATCATCCCAACTTACTCTTATGAATTCATAACCTTCTTCTTTGTTCCAAAACTTACTAACCAATCCATTCAAACCTTTTAATGGTGTGAATGAACATAAGACTTTTCCCTGCGTTGTTGCAGTTCTGGTAACAATCTCACTAAAAAAGTCATCAGGTGGTTGTTCGTCAAAAACAGCCAAGTTAAGTTTGAAACCTTGTAATTGTCTAACCTCTTGAGTGTAGTTAGCAAATAGTAAATAACTGTTAGCACCTGATATATGACGTATTTCAACGCCGATACAATTAGCGCCATCATTACGCATGGTATCAGTAACGATGCAATCCCGAGGTATAGCACCTGTGCCCAAATTATCTGTGATCTTGACATCTTGTGTTCCTAATAATTCATTCTGTAGTACAAGTGCAACTTGACTCCAACCCTCACCAGCTACCATACATGTAATGGGTTTATCAAAACGATAACCTTCCCACCAATCTGGATATAGTCCCGTTAAATGATAAGCTGTTTCAAAGCAAGTTGAAACTGTTTTGCCAATACGATTAGCGGCAAGTATACCACGACGTTCACTATCGCCAGTCTTAAAGAATTTTAATTGATGTTCGAATGGTCTAAAGTATTTGAGTTGATTGTAAACCATATCATCTGCAATAGATATTGCCAGATCCTCTAATTTTTGTTTTAGTGGACCTGGGATAGTCAATAAACTATCAATAGTGAGATTGTTTTCATCAACTGCATACCTCAATGCCCTAGACATCAAAGTTTCAGTACCTATCATCTTATTTTAGAATTTAAATAATCTCTTAATAACTGTGCATCATCTTCAGACAATACATATTTAATTCTATGGATGCCAGTCTCATCATGGTTTAATGTAAAAAGCACATGATAAATTAACTTATATGGATCAAAGTTAATTTCTACATCAAATGCTGATTCTTCATCGCAACTGATATTCATTCTTTCTCCTCAACTGGATAATGTTGATTCATAATGCTCAAATGATACAATGCATCACACAATGATTTGATCTCATCTGGTGAGCCATCCCAAGTCATTGTATTGCGCATATCTTCGGGCTTGCTTGTTAACAAACTTTGCAAACGTTCAGCAGTTAATCTCATGCAATGTTCGATTTGTCCAGGAAACTTTTCTTTGAAAGCTTCACGATGTGCAAAATTTACTTTTTGCATAATTAATGTGTCTTTTACTTTGTTTTCTTCAACTGCTTTTTCAATTTCTCTATTGCGAAAGTCTGGGTTGTTGGCTTCACTTGATCTAATGATCTTGCCACGACCTGTTAGTTTGTCAATCATTTAATGTCTCCCAAATCCCAGGGATTGTTTCTAGCTGAATCATCTAAACTAATAAATTCTCTGTCGATCCAGGTTTCCCACTGATTTGAACGATTAACTTTAAATGTTTGCATCATACCGCGCAAGCGTCTACCTTGTGGTGTTAATGTACCATCTTCACGCATACACAATTGCTCACCAGTTCTTGGATCAATCCATTTGATGATTTCAGGAACTGTTTGACCATATTTGTTAACTTTCTCACCATGAGCTTTTTGCTCTAATGGTCCTAATACTTCATAGCTGATTACACCATTCTTGTATTTTCTAAACACCATATGCACTTTTTTACCTTGTGCACGTTGTTCTTCATCAGGATGTGGAACTAAGGGGCTGTAAAAACTATTTTGTACTTCATTTCTATCAGGTAAATATACACTTCTTGCA